TTAAAAAAGGTAAAAGCAAATGTTTCATTCAGAACATCTGCAGGCAAAGTGGGCACCTCTCCTCAATTATGAGGGTCTTGATCCAATCAAAGATTCGCATCGTAGAGCAGTAACCGCTGTCCTGTTAGAAAACCAAGAAAAATTCCTCCGTGAACAGTCTGCATTCGAGCAGTCTGGTTCATTCCTCACCGAAGCTCCAACCAATGCTGTTGGTAACGGTGGTTATACTTCAACTGGCGGTCAGACAGTAGCAGGTTTCGATCCTGTTCTGATTTCACTGATCCGTCGTTCAATGCCCAATCTGGTTGCTTATGACCTGGCGGGTGTTCAACCAATGAGTGGTCCTACTGGACTCATCTTCGCAATGCGTTCTAAGTACAGAACTCAAGGCGGTCCAGAAACCTTCTTCAACGAAGTAGATTCCGCATTCTCTGGTCAAGACGATGATTTCAACAATACCTCTGCATGGACAGATGGTACTGTTGGTATGGGTACTACTGCACAAGCAGGAACCAACCCAGGTGCCCTAAACCCATCAACAACCGCAACTCAACTGGCTTACAACGTAGGTCAGGGTATGCGTACCGATGAGGCAGAAGCACTGGGAGATGGCAGCGGTAGTGAATTCAACCAGATGGCATTCTCAATCGAGAAAGTCACTGTTACCGCAAAGTCAAGAGCACTGAAAGCCGAGTACTCATTAGAACTCGCACAGGACCTCAAGGCAATCCATGGTCTGAATGCTGAGGCTGAATTAGCAAATATTCTCTCAACTGAGATTCTTGCTGAAATCAACCGTGAAATCATTCGTACCATCTACAAGACTGCTGAAACTGGTGCTGTTCAGAATACCGCAACTGCAGGTATCTTTGACCTCGACGTTGACTCCAACGGTCGTTGGTCAGTTGAGAAGTTCAAGGGTCTTCTTTTCCAAATCGAGAGAGATGCAAACGCAATTGCACAAAGAACTCGTAGAGGAAAGGGCAACATCATCTTGTGCTCTGCTGACGTTGCTTCAGCACTGACCATGGCTGGTGTTCTCGATTACACCCCTGCACTCAATGCTAACCTGTCTGTTGATGACACAGGTAACACCTTCGCAGGTACTCTGCTTGGTAAGTTCCGTGTCTACATCGACCCATATGCTGCTAACCTGACCACTGCTAATGCAACTCCAGGTAACCAGTACTATGTTGTTGGTTATAAGGGTTCTTCCCCTTATGATGCTGGTCTGTTCTATTGCCCATACGTTCCTCTCCAAATGGTACGTGCCGTTGGTGAGAACAGCTTCCAGCCTAAGATCGGCTTTAAGACCCGTTATGGTATTGTTGCTAACCCATTCTCACAAGGAACCAGCACCATTACCTCACCTGGTCTTGATGTCAACAGCAACCGTTACTACAGAAGAGTATCTGTTGCCAATTTAATGTGATCCATTTTACAAAGGTCACCAGGGTCCCTTTCGGGACCCTTTTTTTGTCTAAATATTTAAAAAATGGCAACAACAAATAAAGTATTTGATAGACAACCAGAAAATAGAAGTTTTCTTTCTCCAGTAGGATTTAAATTTATTCTGGCAAATTATCCAAAAGTTGATTTTATGTGCAATGAGGCAAACTTGCCATCTATCACTATGGGAACTGCAATTCAACCAACATACTTAAAAGATATTGATGTTCCTGGCGATAAAATTGATTATGAAGATTTTACTTTAAGATTTCTTGTTGATGAAAATATGGAAAATTATATGGAAATTCATAATTGGATGAGAGGATTGGGATATCCAGAAAGTCTTCAAGAAATTTATGATTTAAAAGAAAACGCAGAATACAATCCAAATACTGTAAAAAATAGTGATATTCAATATTATTCGGACGGAACTCTGCAAATTTTAAATAGTAATCAACTTCCAAGATTTAATGTAAAATTTTACAATATGTTTCCAGTAAGTTTATCAACCTTGACATTTGACGCAACTCAAACAGACATTAATTACTTTACAGCACAGGTCACTTTCAAGTATACTATATTTGATATAGAGGATATGTTTGGCGATCGTGTATGAATTTGGAATTGATTCAAGAAATGTGGCAAAAAGATTCAGTAATTGATCCAGATAAATTGGATGAAGAATCTTTAAGGATACCACAACTTCATGCAAAATATTTTGAACTTTACAATACGAACAATCTTCTCAAAAAGAATGCAGAGCAAAGATGGAAAAATCTTCTGCACGAAAGATATGAATATTATTCAGGAAAGGCAGATCCAGAAGTTTACGTAGAAAATCCATTTCCTAAAAAAATTAGAGATAAAGAAACACTTCAAAAATACTTAGATTCGGATCAAGATTTATCTAAAGCTGCACTTAAAATTGAGTATTACGAAACTCTTATAAATTACTTGGAGAGCATTTTAAAAGTAGTTCAAAACAGAACTTTTCAAATTAAAAATGCTATTGAGTATAGAAAATTTGTAAGTGGTTATGGTTGACATAAAGATTGCCAAAAAAAATGAAATTTATATCAAATTAATTTGTGAACCTCATATCTTATATGAATTTGCACCACACTTCACATTTGAAGTTCCTGGAGCAAAATTCATGCCACAATATAGAAATAAGTATTGGGATGGAGAAATACGACTTTTATCTACACATACGGGGGAAATTTATGCAGGTCTCCTTGACAAAGTTATTTCTCTCGCAAAACAATACGAATATACTTACGAATTTGAAGATAATAAATTCTATGGATTGCCTTTTGAGATAAATGAATTTATTTCTTATGAAGGAACAAAGGACTATATAAATTCAATTTCAAAATTATCCCCAAGAGATTATCAGATTGAAGGAGTGTATGACGCACTTAAGCACAACAGAAAACTTTTGATTAGTCCAACTGGATCCGGAAAAAGTTTTATGATTTATTCTATCGTTAGATATTATACTGACAAGCAAAAAAAAATTCTTTTAGTAGTGCCAACGACATCTCTTGTTGAACAAATGTACAAAGATTTTGAAGACTATGGTTGGGATGCGGAAAACCATTGTCACAAAATTTATTCTGGCAGAGAAAAATCAAATAATCATCCAGTAACAATTACAACTTGGCAATCGATTTATAAATTAGAAAAATCTTTTTTTGAAGATTATGAAGTCGTAATTGGTGATGAAGCCCATTTGTTCAAGTCAAAGTCACTGATTTCAATTATGAGCAAACTTCATAATGCAAAATATAGATTTGGATTTACTGGAACTCTTGATGGAACACAAACTCATAAATGGGTTCTTGAAGGTTTATTTGGACCATCATATAAAATTACGAGAACTCATGAGCTCATGGAAAAGGGACATCTTTCCAAACTCAATATTAAGGTTCTTCTATTAAAGCATAAAGATAAAAAATTTGAAACTTATGAGGATGAAATTCAATACTTAATTCAACATGAAAAAAGAAATAAGTTCATCAAAAATCTTGCTTTAGATTTAAAAGGAAATACTTTAATACTTTATAGTAGAGTGGAAAGTCATGGTGCAAATTTATATGAAATGATAAATAGACAAGTAAGTGAACAAAGAAAAATATTTTTTATTCATGGTGGTGTGGATGCTGAAGAAAGAGAATTAGTTCGTAGTATTACTGAAAATGAAAAAGATGCAATTATTGTTGCTTCCTATGGAACCTTCAGCACTGGAATTAATATAAAAAATCTTCACAATGTTGTATTTGCATCACCAAGCAAATCAAGAATTAGAAATCTACAATCAATCGGAAGAGTATTACGTAAAGGTAAAAACAAAACAGGAGCTATTCTTTACGATATAGCCGATGACATTACATACAAATCTAAAAAAAATTACACTTTAAATCATTTAATAGAAAGAATTAAAATTTATAATGAAGAAAATTTCAATTACGAATTTATAACAGTTAAATTAGAAAAATGAACTATTACACTTATTCATACCTTAGAGAAGATGGAACTCCTTATTATGTTGGTGGTGGAAAAAAAGAAAGGAGGAACAACTAAATGGGAATTGAAGAAGATTTTTATGCCACAATTAAATTAAAAACGGGAGAAGAAATATTTTGCAAGGTTGCTGCAAGTGAAGAAGAAACAAAAACTTTATTAATAATTTCTAATCCAGTAATGATATCCGAAATTAATACAAAATATGGAACTTCTGGATACAAAGTTGAACCATGGTTAAAAACAAGCACAGAGGATCTGTTCATTATTGATATTGAAAATGTTTTAACAATGTCAGAGTCAGTAGATATTGAGATGATTGAAATATATCATAATTATATTAAAAAAATTGAAAAAACAAAGTCCAATAAAACAGGAATAGACCGAAAAATGGGTTATCTTGCTAATGTCAATGAAGCAAAAAAATCTTTAGAAAAACTCTTTAGAGATAGCTAATCCTTATCTTTAAACCTAACAAAGGTATTTTACACAATTTTTGAAGGCTTGTCAACTGTTTGTTTAATTGTTATAATACCTACATATTAGATTAGATAAAATAATGATTACAACAACAGTCATGTCCAGAAGAAAAAAATCTGAGCATTATGTTAATAATAAAGAATTTCTTGCTGCTCTAATTGCTTACAAAGAGATAGTTGAGATTGCATCTATACGAGGAGAACCAAAACCAAGAATTACAAATTATCTTGGTGAGTGTTTTTTAAAGATTGCAACACATCTATCTTTTAAACCAAATTTTGTCAATTACATGTTTAAGGATGATATGATTTGTGATGGAATTGAAAATTGTGTTCAGTATATTGGCAATTTTGATCCAAATAAATCTTCAAATCCTTTTGCTTACTTTACTCAAATTATTCATTACGCATTTTTAAGAAGAATTCAAAGGGAAAAAAGACAACTAGAAATCAAAAATAAAATATTAGAAAGGACTGGTTTTGATGAAGTATTTTTTGATGATGGGGTTGACGGATCCAACTCTTCGGATTATAATTCAATCAAGGATAATGTTTATTCTAAGTTGCGTTATTAATTAAATGCTCCATAGTGTGTAAATAATAATAACATTACGGAGCATTATGCCTAACCAATATAGTGGTGTTGGAAGAAAAAACAGATTACAAGCAATAGAAGAAGGTAAAAAAACCTATGAGGGTTCAACTGCCTGCAAACATTGTGGTAGTTATGAAAAATATGTATCCACTTCAAGTTGTGCTCCTTGCCTTAAAAAGAAAGGGCTTGAGAAATTAAATAATGAAGAACTGATGAAACCTTATAGGACTAAGGAAAAGAAACAAAAATATTGTAAAGATAATAAAGAAAAAGTTAATGGAATAAAAAGGAAATATGCTAAAACCGAAAGAGGTAAAGCAGTAAATTGTGAAAGACAAAGAAGACGATACGCTAGATTGAAGCAAGGCATTCCGATTGAAATTGCCAAACAACAACTTCGTCAAATTCAAGAGATATATCAAGAAGCACAGCACTTGACTTTTATTACTGGAGTGCAGTATGATGTAGATCATGTAGTTCCTTTATTTGAAGGTGGACTGCATCATCCAGATAATCTCCAAATCATTACTCATGAAGAGCATCTTATGAAAACTTCACAAGAAAATAGTAGGAGACAACAAAAGTGAAAGTTGGTGTAATTTCTGATACTCATTACGGGTGCCGTAAAAATTCAAAACTTTTTCACGATTATTTTAAAAAATTCTATGATAATGTTTTTTTTCCTACAATAGATAAAGAAGGAATTAAAACCATTATTCATATGGGTGATGCTTTTGATAGTCGTAAAGGTATTGATTTTTCTGCTCTTTCTTGGGCTAAGAATAATATTTTTGATCCTATTAAAGAAAGAGGTATTTATTTACATTTAATTGTTGGCAATCACGATAGTTACTATAAGAACACCAACGAAGTAAATGCTGTGGATTTATTGCTTCGAGAGTATGATAATGTAACTGTTTATTCTGAACCAACAGAAGTTAAACTTGATAAGTTGAATGTTCTTTTTATACCTTGGATCAATCAAGAAAATGAAGAAAACACTCTCAAGATGATTCAAAAGTCATCATCCAAATGTGCGATGGGACATCTTGAACTTCAAGGATTTAGAGTTAATAAACAACTTGTGATGGAGCACGGATTAGAAAGTAAAGTTTTTGATAAATTCAAACTTGTTTTCTCGGGACATTATCATACTCGTTCTGATAATGGAACTGTTTTTTACTTGGGCAATCCTTATGAAATGTTCTGGAATGATGTAAATGATGAAAGGGGATTTCATATTTTTGATACAGAAACTTTAGAAAAAACTGCAATCAATAATCCTTATCGGTTGTTTTATAATATTTACTACGAAGATACAAACTACCAAACCTTTAATACAGAAGAATACGAGAACAAAATTGTAAGAGTGATTGTTCGTAAGAAAACTGATATCAAAAAGTTTGAAAAATTTATTGATAAATTATATGCTTCTAATATTGCAGAACTCAAAATTATTGAAAACTTTGCAGTTCCAGAACTTGAAGATTTTGAGGCATTTGAATCTGAAGATACTTTATCAATTTTAAATCGATATATTGAAGAAGCAGAAATTAATCTTGATAAATCAATCGTTCAAAAAATGATTCAAGAAATTTATCAAGAAGCCTGTGAACTTGTATGACATGTATATTTTAACTGTTGAGGGTAGAGAAGATGAGGGTGCGTATTCGGTAGTAAATGAATATGGAGAGAAAGTTCTTTATATTTTTGAAGACATTGATGATGCGGAAAGATATGCTATGATGTTAGAGGAAAATCATTTTCCTCAAATTAGTGTTGTCGAAGTTGATGGTAAATTGATAGTAAAAACTTGTGAAGCATATGATTATCAGTATACTATTATTACTCCAAATGACATTGTAATTCCTCCTGACACTGATTATGATTCTATTTAAAACTATAAAATTTAAAAATTTATTAAGCACTGGTAATCAATATACTGAAATTGATTTTACAAAAAATTCTACTAATTTGATTATTGGTTCTAATGGTGCTGGAAAAAGCACGGTGCTTGATGCACTTACTTTTTCTTTGTTTGGTCGTCCGTTTAGGCGCATAAACAAACCTCAACTTGTTAATTCTGTAAATGAAAAAGATTGTAAAGTTGAAATTGAATTTTCTATTGGTGCAATTGAATGGAAAGTTGTAAGAGGAATTAAACCTGCAATTTTTGAAATTTGGAGAAATGGTGCTGCATTGGATCAATCTGCAGCAGCATTGGATCAACAAAAATGGTTGGAACAAAATGTTCTTAAAATGAACTATAAGTCCTTTACTCAAATTGTTATTTTGGGTAGTAGTGCTTTTGTTCCTTTTATGCAACTTCCTGCTGCTCACCGTCGTGAAGTAATTGAAGACTTGCTTGATATCAAAATCTTTTCTTCTATGAATGTTTTGATTAAAGAAAAAATTCGTTTGCTTCGGGAAGATATTAAAGTCTTGGAACTTAAGAAAGAATCCTTTCTTGATAAAGTTAAGATGCAACAAAACTTTATTGGTGAACTTGAAAATCGTGGAAAAGATAATATTAAAACAAATAAACAAAAAATTACAAATCTAGATGAAGAAATTGAGCAATATGTAAATCAAAATAGTTCTTTGGAAAAACCTCTTCGTGAGTATATTAAAGAGCAAGATGGTACTACTGGTTATGCAGAGAAACTTCGTAAGTTGGTAAATCTTAAAGGTAAGATATCGCAAAAAGTTTCTACAATTAGTGAAGAACATAAGTTTTTTACTGAAAATACGGTATGCCCCACTTGCACTCAAGAGATTGATGATGCCTTTAGAATAAATAAAATTAACGACGCTCAAAATAAGGCAAAGGAGTTGCAATCCGGTTATCAAGAACTGGAGGAGGCAATTAAAGAAGAGGAAAGGCGAGAGCGTCAATTCACTACATTATCAAAGGAAATTAAAAAACTTACAGATGAGATTTCTCAAAACAACATTAAAATTTCTGGGTGTAGAAGACAAATCAAAGATTTTGAATCTCAAATTCAAAAAATTACCGAACAACTTGAAAACCGAAATACTGAGCACGAAAAGTTAGAATCCTTTAAGGATAATTTAAAAACTACATACGACGAACTTGCTTCTAAAAAAGGATTGATTGATTATTACGATTTTACTTATAGTTTACTTAAAGACAGTGGAGTGAAATCTAAGATTATCAAGAAGTATCTTCCTTTGATTAATCAGCAAGTCAATCGTTATTTGCAGATGATGGACTTCTATATTAACTTCACCCTCGATGAGGAATTTAACGAAACCGTCCAGTCACCTATTCACGAAGATTTTTCATATGCTTCCTTTAGTGAAGGTGAAAAAATGAGAATTGATTTATCACTTCTTTTTACCTGGAGAGAAGTTGCAAGAATGAAAAATTCTGTGAATACAAATCTTCTTATTATGGATGAGGTTTTTGATTCTTCACTTGATGGATTTGGGACCGAAGAGTTTCTTAAGATTATTCGTTATGTAATTAAAGATGCTAATATATTTGTCATCTCTCATAAGACTGGATTGGAGGACAAATTTGAATCTGTTCTACGTTTCGAGAAAGTCAAAGGTTTTTCACGTATGGTGTCCTGATACACCAAAGAACAATGAGCACTCCAAACTGGCAACACAACTCTGGGAAACCCCAGAAACGAAAACTTAAACCGCAAGCATTGAGGCAAGCTAAAGCAAGACTTGCCCAATTCAAAAAGCGTCATATGGGTCGTCCAAAGGGCGACCTTTCGTCGTATTATAGGTTTATACGAAAGAAGTCTAATGCCCGTCCGTCACGAAATCAAGTCCCAACTTGCTAAACTTCTTGCCACTGAAGATTTGGTGGTGGAGCATAAAAAAGTTTCTACTGCTTGCTTTAATGTCCATACTCGTGTATTGACTCTTCCTTTGTGGGAAAAGGCAAGTA